TGTTTATAGTTCCTGTTACATTTATAGTTCCTGCAGCCGTAACTGTAGATCCTGAAGGTAATGTCGTAGTATCACCTGAATCTCCTATTTGAAAAGAAGTTCCTGACGCTGGAGAAATTTTATTAACTTTTACTTCTGAAGCCATTATATTATTACCAAGTTACCTGTTATTGTTTGCGTGCCTGTAATTGTTACAGGTCCTGCCAAAACTCCTGAGTCTATTGTTTGATCATCACTTAAAGTAGAATTATGTGTTGTTACATATGCCGTTGCATCCATGCTAGGAGAAGGTGCACGTTTTGCTGGATATGTACAAAATACATCTTTCGTACCTGCTGAGAAATCTACAGCAGCATCACCATTTGTACTTTCAAGTATTGTTGTTCTAGATAACGTATCAGGTGTTGCATCAGTTACTGTGCCAATACCGATTTCATACTCTGTACCAGATTGAGCTACAATAGCATAATACGTTGTATTGGTCGTACCAATCCCCGCAACAAAAGTTTGAAATCCGCCACTTGCTCCCGCAAGGTTTACGGTTCCAGTTCCTGTTGTTGTCGTGGTTTCCTTAACACGATCATTGATAATCAATGCCATGTTAAATCCTTACGATAATCTCAGTATAGCTGTACTTGTGCCTGGTGCTGGAAATTGAACAGTAAATGTACCGTTGGTTGCTGTAAAGTCAGAACCAAAAGCTAAAATACAAACTGCATCCGTTGTTCCCGAACCGCCATCAGTAGTTGTGTTGTAAATCATTGCACCATTAGCTGTAAAACTTGCAGATGTCCACTGAGGGTCATTTGAAAAATCTACATATGCTGTTGATGCTGATGTACCACCTGTAACCGATTGACCAGTTAAAGCAAGACCTCCTGCTGTATAAGCAGAGCCAGACGTATTTGTAATTTCATTACTTGTTGAATAATCTTCTGTAGATGCTCCTAAACTTGCACTTGATGTAAACAATGCAATTTTAAAAGTACTACCACCACTTGCAAAATCATGAAATCCTTTTAACAGATCTCTTTTAAATGTGTTGCAAACTGCTTGTGCTATTGCCATTTTTTTCTCCTATGGTTGTTGTGAAGGCAAAGGTAAACGAATAACACCGTCTTGGTATTCATCTCTTCGTCTTCTTCCTTGTTGTTCTATTGCAAGTCTTTGTACAGCTTCTTGATAGCTTTTTTCATATTGTGCAAGCAAATCATACGGTCCTTTAAGGTATTTAAAAGCCTCAATAAGACAAGCATATAATAATACTTGTGGCGCATTTGTACTAACCCAACTTGTTGTGTTAGTTGCGGAAAGCCCTGTTTCATTACGATTCAAAGCTAATTCTATATTATATGCTACATCGGGAGTTGGAGCAACATATAATGTATTTTGATCCCACATAGCATAATATCTTGGTTTAGCGTTAGATGTTCTGTTTGGCCAATATTCAGTCATATAACTAATATCTTTTTGTAATAAGTAACTTCTGACGTTAGCCTCAGTTCCTGTAGTTGCATATATAGATGCAGTTCGCACAAACGACATGGTGCTAGGTGTATCTCCTGGTAATACAATAAACTCATTTCCTACACTTAGAGTAGTAAATTGATAAGATCTAAAACAATCTAAATCCACTTCTCTAAATATACGAAGTTCGGCTTGAGAAATAAAGTCATTAACTACGGTAGTTGTAAGAACATCACTAGATGTTTCTGTATAACTTCTTATTTGATCTACTAAGTCTGAATAAGTTGTCATGATATTACCACCGTTGCTATACCTAATTGTGTATTTATTATAGTATCTTGATTAGCTTGTGAACTACCATTTAAAGGTTGCATTGTTCTAACTTGCACTGTTTCTAAAGCTCCTGGTGCGGGTATAGGATTAAACTGCTGTATAGTTTGCAAAACAGTTTGAAAACTATTAGCTCCAATTGCTGGTGATACACCGTTAGAACCCCCTTGACTCATACTCGTTGAAGTAGGTTCATCATTTATGTAAATACCTCCAAGAGGTATGGTAACACTAATTACTTGTGGTTTAGCATGTTGTAAAGACTGTGCGTCCGTAGGATGATTAGTAGGATTTAATAAAGGAGATTTAGGTTCAAATTCTGAAGTGTGTACCCACGCACCTGTCCATTCCTGTACCATTTCATTATAAGGATAGGCTTGTCCATCACGGTCAGATATTCGTAAAGCAAACCTTCCTGATGAATAACGAGCCATTAATACGTTCCTCCAATTAAACCTACTTTAGGAACAAAACGAGAGCTTACATTTTCTCTATTTGTATCAGCAGCTCTTTGAAATTCTTCTTCATACACTTGTTTTAAAATACCAATTCTATCAGGCGCATATTTCATAGATATATAATAAGCTAATCCTGCTGTTAAACACGGTAAGAAAGAAAAAGGTATTTCATTATTATTAGTGTAATCACCAGAATCTTTCATTCTAAGCATAGCATAATAAACTACAGTGTAAGCTGCATCGGCTGCAGGATATAAAAATAATTTAGGATTAATTGTTTTTTCAAAATAAAATTGAGTTGGTCTACCACCAGAAGTTTTAACAGTGTAATTTAAATATGTTGATCTGCTAATAGGAGAACAGTTGTATTCATTATTATTGGAATCTCTAATAACAAGATCTGTTATCTCTACAATCTGTGAAGCATCACTTGCCGTTGCACCATACAAAGCTGTACCACTTAACTCAATAGTATTAGCAGCTAAAGCTGCTGTTTGTTTTTGTATTGTCCAAAGATTAAGTCCTCTATTAGACCATTCAGCTAAAAGAAGATTAAGAGAACGACGAGCGGTTCTAAGTTGGTACCCAGTACGATCTTGTAAACCGCATCGTTCAAAAGCCTCTTCAACTATTTCATCTATAGAAAAGTCAAAATTTGCTGTGCTAGCATAAGTTGGCATTTAACTATTTAGCTTTGCCCATGCCACGTGTTGCTACACCGCCGCCACGTCTATTAATTTTTTGATTTGGACGTTTACCAAATTTTCCGTAAGATTCATTTCTTCTATCTTTCATAGATTGTTTCTTACCTTTTTCTCTTCCAGTTCTTATACCCAAAGATTCATCTTCTCTGGCTTTGTAACCTTGTTTTTTCTTTTTTCTTATAGCTTTACCAGCAGCTCCTGCCATTTTACCCATTAAACCTTTTAGACCTTTACCAGATGCTTTTCCTGCACCTAACATGCCCATAGCATCTAATTTATGTAAAGGTAATTTAGTTTTTGAAATTAATTTACCAATACTACCACCTGCTCTTTTTTTAACTGTACCGCCGCGCTTCATAGCTCTTTTTTTAACCATACTTCCGCCGCCAGCTCTTTTTTTAACCATACTTCCGCCGCCAGCTCTTTTTTTAACTGAACCGCCTCGTTTCATGGCTGTTTTCTTTTTGCCCATCATGATAGACCTCCATTGATCTTTTTATACTTATTAGCACGAGATACCACAACGTCTTGATAGTATTCGTCAGGCCACAACTTATAGTAACCTTGTCTGTGCAATTTATCAGAAGCTTGCTGTAATTGCGAGAACTTTTGTATCAGCATCATAGAATATTTATGCTCTGGATATGACTTATGTATTTCTTTATTTTCAGTAGGAGTTACGAGAAACTGCTGTTCATCTTCGGTGGCAGGATTAGAAGGGTGAAAACTCATAAAATATAGATCTTTTGAGTTATACCATTCGTTATATGCTTCGGTGACATAATGAAGATCATCAGGAGAATAACTGTAATAAGGGTCACAAAATATAAGTATTTCCTTTTTTGTAAAATCTAAATTTTTAAGACAATCATTCAATTCTTTTTTATAAGTGCTGTGTTTAGTTTTAACAGCAATCCATACCTTATCATCTGCCCATGCTTTTTTAGCAAAAGGACATGCGGGCACACCTCCTAAATGTACATTAGATACTTCTAAAAAGTTTTTAGACCACAGTCTAACGTCTTCTATTATTTGTTGCCTTGTCGGTTGTATTTTTTCCATGATAGCCTCTTTCTTTTATTCTTAGGTCTAGAAGTACTAGAATGACCAATACTTGTCCTTTTAGGTTTAGGTGTAAAATATTCGTTGTTTGGAAGTTTTGCAGCCATGATCTATAAGTACGTTATAGCGCCTGCTACCCAAAGAGCACCAAATATAATGTATGTTATTGTTACTGGTTCCATTAATATTTATCTTCAATAATTTTATATATTTTTAAATTTCCTTCTGCATCTGGTCTAAGCTCTGCTTTGACTTGACCACACTCATAACGAATAACATTTGATCTTCCCTCTGCCAAATTTCTTTCGGCCTCACGTTTTGCTTTCAAGCATTTTGATAGTCCATCTGTCATCATATGACCGTCCAACGACTCATTGACAAACATGCATAAACTAAACACAACTGCG